TGAGAACTGCTTTGTTCTTAGTGGTAGATGAGTTTCGTATGGCAGACTCAGGCTCTGTAGGTAAAATGGCTGACAAGCTAAAACACCAAATTACAGAACCAACTTTAACAATCAGAGCCATGCGTACCAACCAGATTGAGCTGCCGTCTTACACGAACTTTATCTTCCTGACTAACAGAGCAGACGCAGTCAAAATAGAAGACAGCGACAGAAGATATAATGTAGCACCTAGACAAGAAACAAAACTAGAAGTTGCACATAAAGATGTTATAGAAAACCTAGAACTCTTAGAGCAAGAACTATATATCGTGTCAGGTATACTGCAGCGTTTTAGTGTAGACGCACGTATGGCTCATACTGCATTAGAAAACGATGCTAAGAAAGAAATGAAAGAAGTATCTATGTCTATATTAGAAGAGTTTGCAAATGCAATACGTATACGCAACCTAGAATATTTTACAGATGTATTAGATATACCTCTTACAAATACCTTTGACGCTGGTGGCATAAGCACTGCACAAAGGTATGTAAAAGATTGGTTAGCAAATACAGGTGAGCAAGTTGTACCATTAGCACACTTTAAAATTGTTTATGATGCAATGACTGACAGCCGCAATACCATCTCACAACGTGAGTTTTCTAAGCGTATGTCACGACTAAATATCAAGACAGCACGTAAACGCGTAAGCAAAGATCGCAACGCTGGTATACCGCGTGGAGTTGTACTGACTTGGAAAATAGACAATAATGTACGAAAGGATTTAATTAACGAGCATTTCGACGAAAGAGATTACGGATTATTAAATGAAGAATCTGACGCAATCAAATCGTCCAGACCTAATCTCAACGGTTGAGGTCACGGAGGACATCAAGCTGGGATACATACCAGCCTGGTCGTACTCGACCTTAAAAACATTTGAAACCTGTGCTTACCGCTCTTACATAGCCAAAGTAAAAAAAGTGCAAGAGGACTTCGGTCCTGCAGCTGCACGTGGTACAGAAATACACAAACAAGCTGAAGACTATGTATGTGGTAAGCTAGGTGAATTACCCGACACACTCAAAAAATTTACATCAGAGTTCAAACAACTACGAGAAATGTATGTAGATGCAAAAGTAGAACTAGAAGGTGATTGGGGTTTTACAATCGGTTGGGAAACAACTGGCTGGTTGGCACCTGACACGTGGGGCCGTATCAAGCTAGATGCTTTTGTACATGAATCAGAAACATCAGCAAGAGTTATTGATTACAAAACAGGTAAAGCTTTTGGTAATGAGATTGCTCATAGCCAACAAGCTCTTGTTTATGCAATTGGTAGTTTCTTCAGATACCCAGACCTACAACTAGCTAAGACTGAGATATGGTATCTCGATCATGGCACTATGTTGGAGCAAGTGTACACACGGGACGAAGCTATGGTCTTCATGCCCAAGTTACACGACAGAGCAATAGCTATGACTACTGCAACTAAGTTTCCGCCAAACCCTAGCAGATACAACTGCAAGTGGTGCTCGTACGGCAAGGGTGAATACCCTGTTTGCGAGTGGGCAGAAAACTGATATAATAATATTAACGACTAACGATTAACGATTAAGGAGTAACGATGAACGATATACCTGTGGCTTATGACCACCAGAAAAAGACTACTGATTTCATAGTAGCAAATCCACAATGTATGATAACGTCGGACCCAGGCACTGGTAAAACCCGTGCAGTCCTAGACGCACATGCTATACTTGGTGGTAAGACTTTGGTCTTAGCGCCACTCTCTATATTGGAAGCGGCGTGGGCAGAGGACATACGTAAGTTCCAGCCCAATATAAAATATGGAGTAGCTTATGCTAAAAATAGGGAAAAAATATTTAAACAAGATGACCTCGACATGGTCATCACTAACTTTGAAGCTGTCAACTTCTTACGCAAAAATAAGCGGTACTGTAAGCAATTCGATACAATCGTTATTGATGAGTTTACCGCTTTTAAAAATCGCACAGCCAAACGCAGTAAAAATCTCAAAGATATTATCGCATACTTTACTAATAGGATTGCCATGTCTGGTACTCCTAATAGTAATACTATTCTAGATATCTGGCACCCAGCACTACTAGTCGACGACGGCGAACGACTAGGGTGCAGGTTTTATCAATTCAGGTCTCAAGTCTGCACACCTGTATTCAATGGTTTTGCAAACGAATGGAAAGATAAACCAGGAGCAGAAGATGCTGTAGCAAACAGGCTTTCTGATATAACCATACGTTACGGACTAGACGAATGTATGGACCTACCTGACAACATAACACGAACAATCAACACTAACTTATCTAAGCAGATACAAAAGCAATATAATCTCCTTGCTAAAGATTCTGTGTTGTACACGAAGACTGGCACAGTCAATGCGGTTCACGCAGGGGCTCGTGTCAAGAAGCTACTGCAGCTAGTTACAGGAGCAGTGTACGACGAAGATAAGTTAGTGCAGTTTGTCCATCAAGAAAGATACGACATAGTCATGACGTTGGTAGAGCAACGTGCACACTCCCTGGTAGCATTCAACTGGAGACACGAACGTGATGCTCTAGTTGAACTTGCGGAGAAACAAGGTATTACGTACGAGGTCATCGATGGCGAGACCAAGGGGGAACGACGTAAAGATATTGTTTCAAGATTCCAGGCAGGTCAAATAAAAATGTTGCTCTGCCATCCTCAATCAGCAAGTCATGGCTTAACACTAACAAAAGCTAATACTGTTATATGGTGTTCACCAACTTACAATGCTGAACACTTCAAACAATTTAATCAACGTATATATAGAGCAGGTCAAACTCAAAAGACTGAAACTATACTTATACAAGCAAGAAACACTTGGGAGCCCGAAGTGTATAAGAAGCTTAATACTAAGCTAGGGCGAATGGAAAATCTATTGCATATATTACAGGAGGTAAAACATGGCAAAGAAACTTAATGACTTACTAGCCGAGTACGGCAAAGTGCGTGATGGTATTACAGACTTGAAAGCACAAGAAAAAGAATTCAACGCACAAAAGCGTGAGCTTGAGGCGCAGATAGCTATTAGAATGACCGAAGAAGGTCTTGAAAAAATATCTAATGGCGGACGAACACTCTCCCTTAAAAAGGAGATTGTCCCTACTGTAGACAGCTGGGATGACTTGCAAGAGTATGTAGCAAAGACTGGAAGGTTTGAACTACTACAAAAGCGTATGTCAGCTACTGCTTATAGGGAAGCTATCGGTCTTGGGGAAGATATCCCTGGGGTAGAAAGCACGGAGTTGACCAAGATTTTATTTAGGTCAACATAATATTAACGACTAACGAATGACGAAGGAGGAATAACGATGTCAAACGATATTAGCGTAGTAACGAGCAAAGTCCCTGCTCATGTAAAAGAGGGATCAAAACTGGGTAACGAGAATGTATCTTCGGAACATATCTCGGTGCCAAGGGTAAAACTACTTCAGAAAATGAACAATGAAGTTGACCCAAATCACAGTGAACATATTGAGGGTGCCAAAGAAGGCGACTTCATAAACACTGTAACTGGTGAAAACTATGGTTCATCTATGTATGTAGTAAACGTGCACTTCAAAGAAGAATATGTTGTTTGGAGAAAACGTGAAGAAGGTGGTGGCTTAGTAGGGAACTTCCCAACTAGGAAAGAAGCTGAACAGTATCTAGAAGATAACTCTCTAGAGATGGAAAAGCATGACATCACACAAACTCAAATCCATACCTTACTCAGGTTGGATGAAAAGACGTCAGAAATATCTGATATACCATTCTTATTTGATTGTGCTTCATCAAAGCTCAAGGTATCTAGAGAATGGAATACTAAGATAATGAAACAAGGTGGAGACAGGTTCTCTTACTTGTGGAAGATGTCTTCTGTACCACAGAGTAACGCAAAAGGTTCTTGGGTTAACATCGACATCGGTGGTGTCGATTGGTTGAAAGACGAGATTTATCAACAAGTCAAAGCTTTCTACTCAAAGACTTTTGCATAAAGTACGTGCAATCGGCGTGCGACAGTTAATGTCGTACGCCCGATTGTGATATACTTTTTATGTGCGTGAAAAGGAGTTCATCAACAAAGTGCATAAGCACTTACCTAAATCAATCTACCGTTGGAAAATTAATGACGCCTACCACGGCGGAGTTCCAGACACATACTACTCAGGCTGCAACGGCCATTGCTTTATCGAGTACAAATATCAAGATACATTACCAAGAAAAGAAACTTCTAAAATTACTATGAAACTTTCTGCTCAACAACGCTACTGGCTCAAACGTCAACATAACAATAACGTTCTTGCCTACGCAGTGCTTGCCTGCCTGGATCGTGTCCTGGTAACACAAGACTTTGATTTAGAGCACGTAACATTAAAAGAGTTCAATGAACTTAGTATGCCTTTTCAAGACTACATAAATTTTTTAACAACAACTTTAGGAGAAAGAAATGACTGATTATGTAAACTCACCACCCCACTATAACAGTGGCAACATAGAATGCATTGATGCAATAGAAGAAAGTATGACACCTGAGGCTTTCAAAGGTTACTTAAAAGGTAACATAGAAAAGTATATGTGGCGTTATGAGAACAAAAAAGGACTACAAGACGTCTTAAAAGCCCAATGGTACTTAAATAGGCTCATAAAAACACTAGAAAAAGAAGAAACCTTGTCTGAAGCACGTACAAGCCCCCCAGGCGATTATTGATGTTTTTGGACCTATGGCCTTAGTTACCCCAACAAAATGCGTTAGACGCGATTCTGTGAGGTCATTTTTTCCCAGAACGACGATTTCTGGGGAAAGAACGGTTTTTTGATCGTCTAACTATCTTTAGATTAGATTTTTTAGCATTCATAGGATTTCCGTCTTTATGGTGTACATCTTTGCCGTCACCTTTCTTAACTTTTCCTAACCTTTCCATCATACGTCTAACTCTATTTCGTTGGGCACGACGTTTCTTTTGCTCAGGTCTGCCTTGGTAGTTCTTATATTCTTTCTTATAGTTTCTTGGCATCTAAATAGTATACACTGTTAGAGCTTCTCCCTTACCTTTTACTTTTATCTTTCCTACATACACCAAAGCTGTTTGTTCTACTACTTTCTCTGCGGTAGTTTCTCCTATTAATATATCTTCACCTGCTCCTTTAGTCGCACTCTCTAATCGTGCCGCTACATTAACAGCATCACCTATTGCTGAATAATCAAATCTAGTATCTGAACCCATGTTACCTATAACTGCTTCCCCTGTGTTTACACCAATGCCTATTCTCACAGGGTAATCAAACTGTTTATTTAACAAACGGATAGCCGTGCGCATGTCCTGGGCACAGGCGACAGCACGTTGTTCATGTTCATCAATATCGAGGGGGGCGTTAAAGATGGCCATACATGCGTCGCCTATGAACTTATCTACCATACCGCCATGCGCTTGTATGCATTCTACTTGCGCAGTAAGCACTTTGTTCATGATCTCTGTAACTTCTTCAGGGGGTAATCTTTCTGACAGAGCCGTAAACCCACGAACATCTGTAAATAAAAATGTGCAAATTTTTTTCTCGCCACCTAGTTTTAAAATACTGGGATCGTCCTGTAGTCGTGCAACTTGCCTAGGGTCTAAATAGTGCTCGAACTGTTTCTTAATTTGTTGTCTTAGTTTGTATTGCTCACCAAAGCGTAGCCAGAACTCCTGGACTGATATAAGTGTCATTGATACTGCACTATAACTAAAATCTATGAGCACATTGTTTCGTGCAAGATATACTGCAGCTGCAGCTTGCACGCAATATAAAAGCCCGACCCCCGCCATAGAACCTGCAACAGGTGAAAATCGTATTATAACTATTGCTAATGATAAGACCCCCACTAGTATAAGTAATTCATATAACATAGCTGCGCCTGGTATCTGTGGTACGTCTACAGTCATACTCTCTGCTAGGGCTGCTTGTACGTGATGTGGGTATTTTAGTCCGTCGCTTGTAGCTATCTGCGGCATCACCCCTTTAGCACTGACACCTATAAATACAAATTTATCTGCTACATCCATCTCTTGTAATGTTGTGCTTGGTGTATCTATCCAGGACACCCAACGCCTGCCTATTTCATCTACTGGTATCTGTGCATAGTCTGGCACAGTGAGTTCCTCTATCTGACCTTGTTGTCCTTTTATTATGTAAGTATCTGCACCTGCGATCATCTTGATGACTTGTACACCAAACGAAGGAGTCCAACCATCTGGTGTTTGCAATAGTAAAGGTAGCCTTCTAACTAAGTTATCTACATCGGTTCGTGCAACTGCAAGCCCCTGGTATGCTGCATCTGTAAGTGGAAAGGTATTTCCTATAACACCTTCTGCTCGTATACCTTGTATGGGTATGCCATCTCCTAGTATGACCGTGCCTGTAGTTGGTGCATAAGAAGCACCTCCTTCAAACGTAGCAATAACACTTGGGCTTTGTAGTAAAGCCTCTGCAAAAGCTTGGTCGCCACCAAACCTGTCTGCCTGTGGAAAGGCGACGACCCAACCTACGCCTAGAGCCCCTGCTTCAATCAGGTCGAGATGAATGCGTGCAAGGTCCTGACGCGGGTAGGGCCAGCCGCCCGAAAGTGCTACATCTTCTTCTGTTATATCTAGAGTTACAAACCAACCAGATGGTTCTGGTGTTTGCACGAGTGCGTCAAAAGTTTTTAGTTTTAGTATTTCTACTGCTTGCCAGTTAAATATTAATGGTAGACATAGTAGAGGTATACTGATAAGTGAAATCCATTTCTTCATCCTGATCCCTGTGTAATAGTGATGGTAGAACTGCCTCCACCGTTTACCACTATTTGTTGGTATTTACCGTCCTGTATTAATATTATAGTGTAACCTTGCGATGCATCTACGGTCAACTGTGCGTTTTGTGTTACCTTTCTCTGGAAAGATATTTGATCTCCTTGCAGTAATGTAATGATTTGTGTCTCTAAGTCTTGCCCTATGTTTGTGCCTTGGACCAAAGCGCCTGTGGATAAGTTGTCCGAGTCAAGTTGATCTATCTCTTCTATGATTGCTAGCAAATCCTCAAAGAAGTTTACATCTAAAAAGTTTATGTCTAATTCTGTGAATTCTAAAGCGTCTTCAGCTAAGTAATCTATTTCTAAATCATTAAACTCTAAATAATCTATGTCTAAGATTGCCCCACTATCAGCCACGGACGCTGTGGATTGTTCTGTGGATAACTCTGATTCGTCCGGTGGGCTGACGATAAGCATGTTGTCTATAATATCTAGACTAAGGTCAAGAATTACTGGGTTAGTAGGTGAGTTTTCCCACACATCTACTGTTGTAGCTTCGTAAGGTTTGTTGAGCGTAACACTGCCAGCTGCAGTCGTGACAAGTATCTCACCGCTTGATATCCCATTAGCATCAGGTAATAAAATAATAAGCGAACGTCCAAGTTCATCCACAGTACAGGTAAAATCGGTCCCACGAATAGCAATATCAGCCGTAGGTGTAGATAGTCTAATATTCTTTTTATCAATTTTATTTAATCTGCTACTAATAAATCTAGCTGTGCCAGTAGCAAACTTCATTGCCATTTCTCCCTTTGTAGGGTCTGGGTCGTAGACGTATTTAGTAATGACGAGCTTTGAGTGCTCGGTTAATTTAACAACGGAATCATCTAAAAAAGTAATAGCTACTCTGCCAACAGACGTACGGACATCGTCCATCTGTTGGATGTCAAAATCAAGAGCAGCCCCGTAGGGCTGGTCCCGTATAACCTCAGCAGTGCCTGTAAGCTCTGATATATCTCCTATACTAGCAACCGGTGCTTGTGCCGCCGTCGTTTTGTACGATGCACACAGTACCGTTGTTACCATTAGAAATAATTTTGAGCCAGTCGCTAGCCAACGTAGATGATTGTGTAATGTTGTATGTTCTGCCATTGCCTGTCTGATCTAAGTAGAAGTAGCCACTTTGATATCCACTACCATCAAAGGTAACAGAGTTAGAGTCGCCATCTATATCTACATATGATGTGCCTAGATCATAGTCTATATCAAAGTCGAGTGTGTTAGAGTCGCCATTGATAACCCAATCTAGGTCAAGAGTAGAAGCAAGAGCATTTGTAGCAACGTTCAAGTTAAAATCATTACTTGAACCTGTTACATCTACATTGTAGTCGCCTGAGTCAGCACCGTAAGTATCGGTTGGGTCCACTTGTATATCAAATACATTGCTATCGCCATCAAACTCAAAGAACCCTGTAATGCCATCACCTAAGATATCACCTAAGAATTTGTTTGAGCTACCTATTTGGTTTATATCTAATGTAAGATTCAAACCGTCAAGGTCGAGCGGGGTCATAGTGCCTGAGACAGCGTCCAACCCACCAATAATATTTGATGAGCCTAGTTGCTCTAGGTCTATGTTAGCGTTGTTACCAGACTGATCTATATAGATTTCATTGTCTGCATACAAAAAACCAACCAATAGTAAGGGTAAAAGTTTTCTCATTCGTAACTCCAATATCCAGCTTGTTCACCCTCCGTGATAATTCCTAACACGGCGGTTTCTATAGCGGAGCGCAAAGCAAGTCCTCCAGACTCGTTTCTTACCACGCCACTTTCTATCTCGACTAGCTCAGTGCCATCCTCGATAAAACGAAACACGTCGTCTGTTAATGATACACTAAGAATGGTCTTGGTTACTAGTTTCTCAACTAGCACCTGACCGCTACTGACTGATATGAGACGTAGCTGGATTGTCAACGTATCAGTCCTGTAGGCCTTAGATATACCAACACCTAAATAACGAGCTCCCGCGCCACCGCTGGTCTCGTTAGCTTCGTACGACACGACAGAGCCTTCTAATAAAAGACCTGCAAACAACAATGTCTGCAACTTATTGTCGTCATTGTTTTGCTCTCTGCCGCTACGTATGATCTGTCTTTCTTTTGTAAGGTTGTCGATTCCTATACGTTCAACAACCGTAAAGAAACCGTCATTGTTCTTGCCTGCATCTTTGAGTGCTTTGATTAAGTATGCGCTAGGGCTCTGTGTTACAGCTGTAGAAAAGCTGGCATACATAGAGTTGCTCAGTCTTTGTCCTGTTTGATCGGTAAATGCGTTTCCGTACACAGCTATGGTAGGTTTTCTGGTAGGTGTACGAACGTTAGCAAGATCGCTTACAACCAGTTCATCTATACTGGCTGCTTCTATTTTTTTAGCTGGCGCTATCGTATTTTCTATGGGGTCAAATAAAAGACTGACGCAACTAGAAAGTAAAAGAACCGATAGGCACAGTAATTTCGGTGACATTCCCTTCTGCATCTGTAATTTTAAGTGTAATCATTGTGCCGTCCTCACTTACAGAATACTCAATGGTATTACCCATGAGTTCTAGTGTGCCACTTGTGCTTGGGTTTTCACCAAACAAAGCATCTACTAGTTGTCTACTTAGCTGTGCATATATTCTAGACTCTAAGTTTCTTATGAACCTAGCCAGCGTAGTGTTTTCGGCGTCCCGTTTAAGCTGTTCTTTATATGCTTTAAGCTCAGCTTTGTTTGCTTCTTTTCTATTAAACTCTTGATTCTCAATAGTTAAATAGTGAGAAGATGTCCCTACTCCGCTAAATGACGGAGACTTAAATTGGTGTGTCATCTTGTCTGCACTTACAGAAAGACACAAAACTAATAATAAACTAATCTTTCCTTTGGTCATCTCTATTTGCCTTAGCTATCTTGTTGCTATCAATTAGCTGTGGCACTCCTAAAATGGTTTTAATTAACGTATCCTGTCTAATGATTTCATTATCCAAACTACGAATCCTATCTATTAATGCTACTAGAATACCGTGTTGAGAGTCAAGTTTGCCGCCCAAGCGCTCCTCTATAGCTGCGATCTGTTCTGCTACTTTTTCGTCTACTACGTCTAGTTTAGTCTCCATGCCATCGACAATACGCATGATTAGTTTGTAGATAAACCACCCTAGACCTAGGGCAGCTGCTATAGGAAACCCAACTTCTTGTATAAGGGCTATGGCTGAATCCATTACTCTTGTTTATTGGAGGCCCCGAAATAGAATGATATGACTGCAGACGCCAGACCACCAAGGTAGCCTAGAACCAAATTGATCAGGGCCTCACTGTTTTGCTCTGGTGGTTGGAGAGTAACGAGAAAGATATAGCCAAGGAAACCACCAACCATAGCTATACCAATTATTCTAGCAGTCCAGTCTTTACTAAAAGTCTTTCGTGCATCTTGTTTTTCTTGTGTTTCTAGTTTGTACAAGTCAACATCAAGTGCTTTCATCTTTGCCTCAAAGTCTTTCTCTGCCTTTTTTATTTCTAACAACTGCTCAGGTGTAGCAGTTGCGATTGCTTTTTCTAATGATGCAGGGTTGTTATCTACCCCTAAAACTTTTGATATAACATCTCCTGCCATACCGCCTAGTGGGCCACCAAGTGCAGTGCCCAATGTTGGAGCTACGCTCCCAATTATGTTAGTCAGTAACTTCTTCATACTTACCAAGCTCCAATAGTTTTTCTTTATTCTTTTGATGCATTTGTGCAGTTAAAGTTTTACTCTGTCCTGTGTATGGTACAGCGTGGTAGTTGTCTACCAAGGCTTGGTTTAAATCTACATCGTCTGCAACGATAACACCTAGCACTCTACCGAACTTACCTTTCTTGTCTAGTTTTGTTTGTACTACTATATTGTCTGCATGCAAGATGCTGTCTGATAAAAACTTCGCTGCTAGTTTACCTCTAGCTTTTTCGTCTTTGTTTGATGTTCGTGATTCTGGGGTGTCGATACCATAGAGTCGAATACGAGATTTAAATATTATGTCAAAGCCTAGGTCTATTTCAGCGTCTACTGTGTCGCCATCTACAACTCTGGTTATATCACACTTATATTCGTACACTATTTACCTACTGCTTTCTGAGCCTTTTTGTGAGCGGCAGTAAACGTACTACCTTTCATCATAAGGTTCTTCATATATCTCATATGTTTAGCAGAATGGTGTTTTGAATGACGTTTCATAGTAGCCTCCTGCCTTTTCGTCAAAGCCTTTTTCTTTATTGGCTTCTTTTTAACTCTTTTTCTTTTGTATGCCATGCTTTATGTTATCACTCTTCTCTAGTAGGGTCCACTTCTTCCCACCCATACAACTTCCAAGTAGTATAGGCGTCTAGTCCATCTGCGGTCATATTAGCTGTAAACCATTCATATAGTTTCTCGTTTGTTACAGACGCTACAGGTATAAAACCACTTGGTAAATCTCTTGATTGCAAGTGAGTATGTGTGAGAGCTACAGTCTCCTCCATCAATATAGTCTTAGTATTGTCTGCTTTGTCAGTAGCAAGTATGTCGCAAGTAACTGAAGATATTATAGGTGTAGGGTCAGTATCACTACGTGCTACTACGTCAACTTGCTTGATCCAAAATTCATATGTAAATGCGTGTACTGCCATTATGGTGCTATAGGTCCTCCGGTTGGTGGTCCTGATGGTGGGTTACTTGGTGGTGATCCGCCTGGGCTACCGCCTGGTGGGGTACCGCCTGGTGGTGGTGCTCCTCCACCAGAGTTTTGGACGATGAATGAATCACCAATGCCGTTCACAGCTAGGAATGCGCTACGTGTAGTTCCACCAGTAGAAGCACTAGTTAGTCGTACTGTTAAGGTATCACCTGGTACCACAGTAGCATTGCCTGTTTGATAGCTACCACTGTTAACTTTAAACTCTGCTGTGCCACCAGCATTGTCAGTTAAGGTTGCTACCCCAGTGACGAATTGAGCACCACTTAGAGTAATAGTATTTGATGTAAAGACTGTAGAAGTAGCTTGTCCGGTTAAATCTGTGAAAGAGAACGCATCAGGTTCGTTTACTCCTAATCTAGTAAAGGCATACTCCACAGAACCTAAGAGTCTATTGTTACCATCTCCTTGCGCGTTTACATAGAGGTAAGCAGTTGTAGAGTTAGAGCTTCTTTTTCTAAAATGAAAAGATATTTGAGCAGTAGAATGTGTAAACCTAAACCTATCGACCCTGGACCAGTATTTACTAGCCCCTGACACATACTGCAGACTACCAGTATCAGCTAATGGTAATTGGTTAGTGGCTCCATCTAAACTGCCTGAGTCATATTCAATATCATTTTGTATGTCAAAAGAACTACCAGCACCAAAAGTCCCATCTCCTGCTGCCACCTCTAAAGTTTTAACTTGTCCATTTCCACCCTTAATTCTGACAAACCCAGAGTATAACCCTGGCTCTGTACCTATCTCACCTACTCGTTTTACTCTCATGGTGTCATTATTAAAAGTACCTATGGCCGCACCAGTTACAGTCTTATGTACTATAGGCAGACTTAGATTAGCAGTGTTAATCATGTCAGCAGTAATCGTATTAGCATCAATCCTAGCTGCAGCAATGAAACCAGCGTTTATCTTACCGGCATCTAAGTCATTAATCTTTGCGTTAGTTATAGCTGCATCTTTTATCTTAGCTGTTTCTATAGCCGCATCTTGTATCTTAGCTGTAGTGATGTTTGCATCTGTAATCTTTGCTGTTGTTATAGCTGCATCATCTATCTTAGCTGTTTGTACTGCTAGGTCTGCTATCTGAGCTGTGCCTATAGCGGCGCTACCAATCAGAGCGTTACCTAAAAATACTGAGCCACCAGTTACAACAAAAGGTGCAGTAGCACTACTGCCATCAAATATAGCAAACTTGTCTGCTTGGAAAGCTACTTGTGATGCAGTGCCACCAGCCGAAGCATCCGCTTCTATAACCATACCTGCAACAGAACCATTGGCCGCTACTTGTAAAACAAATGATGCTTGGGCGTTGCCTTCTAAATCAGACTGCACGTTAGCTAGCTGTGCTATACCTGCATACGCACCAAGTATATTGTTTTCTGTTGCAGTGTAGTTACCAAAGGTCGTAGTGCTTGTAGCAGCATCTCCTGTAACTGTAATAGTCAAAGAAGTTGTACTAGCCACACTTTGTATTTTGTGTGTCTTGTTTAGTTGTGTAGTAGTTATGCCACCTACTGCTGTAGCACCGACTAAGGTTATATAAGCACCAGAGGTTACATCAGCAGAAGTTATACCATGAGCGGACGTGGTTGTAGAACCAGCGCTGTTAGTCATAGTTTGTATGGTAACTGTCTTACTAGTGTTGGTTGTCTTTAAGCGTACACCAAACTCTTTACCTACCTGTGATTCCAATGCTGTGATGCTGTTAGCATTAGATGTTATGTTACCAGCGTTGGTACTTACATTAGCATTAGTAGTACTAAAAGCATTAGCTATTGCACCACTACCACTGAACCCACTTACGATAGCCTGTAGCGCTGTTATGTTACTAGCGTTCGTGGATATATTACCTGTGTTGGTTGCCACCGTACCTGTTTCTAATGTAGTTATAGCATTAGCATTGGCTGATAAGCCAGTCGATGAATCATTAATCGCTGTATTAATAGCAGAGATATCAGAAGCGTTAGTAGATATATCACCCTCGTTAGCTGTTACTCTGGTATCTAAACCACCAATTGCATTAGCATTGGCCACTACGCCAGTTGTGCCATTGTTTACTGTAGACTCCAACTGCGCTATGTTGCTAGCATTGGTAGATATATTCCCTGTATTAGTTGCTACTGTACCTGTTTCTAAAGTAGTTATAGCGTTAGAGAGTGCTGATAAACCAGTTGTTGAATTAGTTATTGCTGAGTTTAGAGAGGCTATATCACTAGCATTAGTAGATATGTCGCCTTCGTTAGCTGTTACTCTGGTATCTAAACCAGATATAGCAGTGCTCACTGCACCGCTACCCGTAAACCCTGTTAGTGCACTTTCTAACGTTGTTATGTCACTAGCGTTAGTAGCTATGTTGCCAGTGTTTGTTGCTACTGTGCCTGTTTCTAATGTATTTATGGCAGTAGAAAGTGCTGATAAACCAGTGGTCGAGTCGTTTATTGCAGATTGTATAGATGCTATATTGCCAGCATTAGTAGATATATCGCCTGTGTTAGTCGCTACTGTGCCTGTCTCTAACGTGGTTATAGCACTAGAGAGTGCTGATAAACCAGTTGATGAGTCATTGATCGCTGTATTTATGGCAGAGATATCACTGGCATTTGTACTTATGTCACCTTCGTTAGCTGTTACTCTAGTGTCTAAACCACTAATAGCATTAGAAAGTGCTGACAGGCCAGTTGATGAATCGCTTATTGCTGAGTTTATAGACGCTATGTTGCTAGCGTTAGTAGATATATTTCCTGTGTTAGTCGCTACTGTACCTGTCTCTAACGTGGTTATAGCATTAGAAAGTGCCGACAGGCCAGTTGATGAATTATTTATTGCTGAGTTTATGGAACTAATATCACTGGCATTTGTAGCTATGTCGCCAGTATTTGTTGCTACTGTTCCCGTCTCTAATGTATTTATAGCACTAGAAAGTGCCGACAGGCCAGTTGTTGAATTAGTTATTGCTGCGTTTATGGAAGTAATATCACTAGTGTTTGTACTTGTGGCGCTTTCTGTATTACTTACTCTAGTAGTTAATTGTGATAAAGCAGCAGCGGTAGCTGATACTCCAGTAGAGCTATCATTCACAGTAGTTTCTAAGTCTGATATTGCAGTCGCTTGGCTAGCATTAGCAGAATTTATAGTAATAATAGAACCTTGAGCACTGGCCATAGCAGTAGTTAGATCGGACCCGGTAAAGCTAGCCGATCCTATTGTTGACACGAGACTTGAATCTCTAGCTTTCTCCCAACCGTTGTTAGAACTGTTACGTACATAGGCTTGGTTGTTATCATCTGTGTCTATCCAGATATCGTGTGCCTGTAAAGCAGAACCGTCATCTCTAGTAGTAGGTGCGCTAGTGCTTTGTATAACCTGGGTAGCTCCTGTTACTGCATTGTTAGCACTCGTCTGTGCATTACTAGCGGCAGTAGCCGCAGAGTTAGCTGTTGCTTGTGCATTGTTAGCTGCAGTCTGTGCATTGTTGGCTAATGTTTGGGCTGTGTTTGCTGCGGTTTGCGCAGTCCCTGTAGCTGTATCTAACGTACCTAAAGCACTAGCAAGAGAAGAACTTACGCCGTCTACGTTTACAGTAATGTCATCCTGTAAAGTAGTAAAGCCAGGCATGTTACTTATCTCTTCTGATAAGGTAGTCATAACTGCTGACACGTTTGCAGCTGTAGTAGCTTCTTTACCTTCTGTGCCGTTGTAAGGACCTATTACGTCTGACGTACTAACAAACCTAATCCAGTAATAGTGTGTAGTAGCATAGCCCACTTCGTCCGTGTATACATTACCAACAGTCGTAGCTACACGTACGGCACCACCAAGCGCATTCGCTTGTGATCTCCATATCTCTGTGTATGCGTGGTTATTATAAGGTGGTTCATTCCAATCAAGTATGACAGCTGTAAAGACACCTGCTGCAGATAAGCCTGTAGGAGCCGGCGGTATGTCTAAGTTACCACCTGGGTCTTCGTCGCCTGGGGGTACTATATCACTAGCTAACTCACCTTTGTTTCTGACCTTTACTATGCCAGAATCTGATAACTCTCGCAGAGTAACTGCTCTATCTAGTGGATCGCCACGTCTACCTAATCTAACTTCTAAGGCTTCTTTTATAGAGTCAAGAGCAATCTTTAGCTCTACATCGGTTTTTGGTGGTATGTTTTTAAGAGCTGGTAATTTAGTAGCCATTAGACGCCCTTAATTTCTTCTACGGATTCCGCTAGACATACCTCGTTTACAACATTAGAACTTATAACTTCAAACCCATATACTTTGTTGAGGTTAGCCGGTAAACGTACCATGCTATCTGTTATATCTGTAGCACTAAAACTAGGCGTCGTACCCGTAACACTAAATGCACTACCACTAGTTGAGATTGTAGCATCATAAATAACGTTACCATCTCCATACACTTTTAAACGCACTGGGTATGCTTCTGCCTCTACTTTTGCAAAACCAAAACTTGTAGGTTTAGGTAATGCAAAGTCTTTTGATTTCCAATTATATTCAACAGAACCTGCCGCTCCTTGGAACTTTTGCAATTTGTTGCCTACAATTAAATATAGCTCGTTGTCATCTGGGTCTGTAAATCCACCCCTTATTAAAGCAGACGCATCTAAATCTGTAAGGGCATTTAGACCTTGACGAGGGTCAAATATAAAACCACCAAAACCAGAACCAGTGTTATAAAAACCTACATATCTGCCTTGCCAATAGAAACCAGTGATTGTGTCTGGGTAATACTTTTCTTGCCATTGGGCAGGATTTATCAATTGTGTTGTTACGTTCTGGGCTTGAGCTCCGGCAGCGGCCACCAACCCATCTGCAGTAGCATACAATACTGACTCACCCATATCTACCATAGAACGTTTGCTTAGGCATGCTTCTGCTGTTTCTATTTTTATTGCGACCATTGCGGAAGGGTTAGTGCCAGTTACTAAGAAAGGAGCGCCCTCAGTAGTAACTATTAGCCCATTGGAAGTAGCTTTCATACCAACTATCTTTTCTTCTATACCTATTCTGTATTGAGCAGGCCAAGCATGTGGCTGATATGCTTCACTAAGGCATATTCTATTACCAGTAAATCCTGCAAAAACACCGTTGCCTATTGATATAAGACCTTTCATGGGTCCGTCTGGGTACAAAGCTGTATCGTCATCTGGTGGTGCTATCCAGTCAGTAGACGGAATAACTTCAGCTAACTCGCTATTTTTTGAGGAATCTGTGAAAGAAGTTTCTGCTAAAACTACTTCGCCTACAAACTGAAACTGCGTGGTGTTAGAACCAGTGTTTGATCTGTATATTCTTTTCTTTGTTAGGTTAGTATTTGACTTTGCGGTAGATGTTTCTAAACCAGATATGGCGACTGTCATGTTGTCATCTGTAGTTATAACAGTAGATGCGGGCGATGGGGGCCCTTCTTCACCAAAGGCTGACACGAAAGTGTATACGTAACTAGTATCGTAATCTAACTCTGCATCTGAATTATCGCCAAAAGAAGCGCCGTTAACTACACTAGGACTGTCTCCACTACTAGTAGCTGCAGCTGATAACTCTACAGTAAGAGTGCTAACACTAGGAACTGTTTTTATTTTATATGTTCCATTTATATTCTCAGCAGTAACACCGTTAGAAGCAGAGTATCCTGCTAAAACTACAAACTCTCCTACGACAGCACTGTGAGCTGCTGCTGTACCACTAGTCTTAGTTGTAATAGTTATAGTAGAAGACTCATTAACAAATGTAATAACTCCATCAAACTCTCGTGTACCTACAGGTGCTACAGTTGGAGCAGCCGTAGGAGCTGGTATACCCAGTCTAAAACTAGCGTTTGGAAAAACAGAACCGCCAACTATTTGAGCAGACCTACCCATTTTAGGAAAAGACTGGCCACTAAAATATACCGTGTCGTTTACATCCCCAGGCAAAGGACTACGCACGACGTCTACATCTTCATCAAATTGTAGCCAACGTTCTGGGCTGTCTGTGTATTTAAATACGCTTTGTCTACTAGAATTACTTAGGGTAAGGTGGTCTGAGTTTTGTTTTATTGGTACTAGACGACCGCTCTCTAAGTCTACGTCAGTAGCCGTGGTAGCTAATTCATCCGCTATGAGTCTTGGAGATACCTTTGGAGCAAGACCGCCAAATCTGTTAAGTTTGATATATGCCATTTTTTCATTATACAGTATTCAGAACTGATTCTTGTAGTTCTCGACTCCTTCTTCCAACTTGTTTAAACCACCTGCTGTCTTCCATTTCAGCAGCCATTCTTTTCCAATCATGTGCCCTACAGGCATCTAACATATTTTTAAACTTAGATAACCTCGTGCCTCCCAAGTTAAAACACATGTTAACAAGCACGTGTTGTATGTTTTCGGGCAAATTGTAGAACGCTTCTTCCGTACCAAACACGTGTACTGCTTCTGCCAAGTGTTTGTTAAAGTCATCTTCGTAGTACATATCTACAACTTCTTGACTTACTTCTGTCCCTACCTCCCAGTCATACTCTGGGTCGCTAGGTTGACACAGGTGTCCCACTCCTAAAGTTTTGTAGCCTAAGCTATCCTCATATATCTCTAGGACTTCACCTTCGTGTCTTTTTATCTCTGCCTTGCACTGTTCTATATTCATGGTTTTATTATGCCTGCGTCTTTTACAGGTTTTATATTATCTTCTACCATAAATACTTTAAGCTCTTGTACTACTGACTTCTGAGCTGCTTCTACTTTTCTTAAATTAAAATCTGCATCTTGCCACTCACCCTGTAGTCTAACAAGCATATTGAATTGATGAGCTACTCGCTCTGTCATTTTAGATATATCGTATTGTTTGCCGTCAAAGTTGATTACTTTCGGTAGTTCTTTCTTTTCCATAGTTACCTCCTGTTAGGAAAATATTCTGTCTACGCCACTCATGCCTATGATAAGCACGTAAAGACCAACGATGTACTTAGTATATTTTGCATCCATTGCATCGAACTTAGCATCACCTTTGTCTAGTCTTTTTTCTATACCAACAACTTGGCTTTCTACCTTTGCTAGTGTTTCTTTTGTTGTAGCCATAGACAGATTATAGGCCAAAAAGTGCTGTAACACCAAATGATACACCGAAGATCATAAGTAGTATTTTGACTGGCAATAAGAATATAAAGAAGACTCTAGCTACTTTACGTTTTTTAGATATTTTTGACCAGGGTGGTAGCCCTGGTGGATTTAATAAATTCATTATTCAAACTCCACTGCAAAAGGGTATATCATTGTAGGTCCAGTTACTCCACTGAAACCGCCAAAACTTAATTGCCACTTTTCTTGGTTATTATTAATATTACCATTATAAGTAAAATCACTTCTGTTAAAAGTTAGAGTGTAGTTGTAAATAGTCGTGTTTCCAAACTGACTAACACCATTTGGTTGTAAGATTCTATGATGTACTTTAGTCCAATTAGTAGCCCCACTAGCGCCACTTGTAATTATATAAAAAAGAGAAGTAGCCAAACCGCCACTACCAGACGTGCCATAACCAGTAAGGGTACAACCACTAGGAAAACTAGCTACGTTAGTTAAACTGATTCCAGTTTGTCCACCTTGGGCACCCAAACCAAAATGGCCCACAGCTGCACTTGCCTGACTACTAATGTTTATATGGTCATAAGCAGCAAGAGTAAACGCTCCAGAAACAGTAGTGTTTGTTGCTCCTTTAGTTGATCCAGTAGAAAAAGTTCTAGTACCTGGTGTAAATCCAGCAGTGCCACCAAAATCTTGTGCTTGCATGGTTTGCGAACTAGCTGTGGTAATAATATTACTAGACTGGTTAGCCCTAGGCGTCATTCTTTTATAATCGTTCCATGCAACGTTGCTGTTAGACTTAGCACTAACCCCCTGCTCTGGTGTACGATATTCTGCAGCTATTTCGGCTGCATCTATATTGGAAGTGTTATCTATAAACCCAGACACTAGTAATACTCCATCTTATATTTTTCATATGTTTCACTATACTCAGATTTTACTCCATCCCATTCTTGCCCGCCAGTGCTATAGTTCTGTGTAACCTGGCCTATATGTTCTAAAGTGTTGTAGTTTTTAACATTACATTCTTCTATAGGGCCAAAATGGTTTTTATAAGCTGGTAAAGTGTCATTGATAGGTGAGCCTACGTCTACGTAGGTATAAGATATAGTTGCACCTAATTCTTTTTCTGTACGTCCCCTAACATTATGATACTCAGGGTCACGCATAAACGCTCTCGTGCCGTCTTTATCTGGTGCTATTAGAGTATTGCACAAATGCCATTCATTGTTTTCTATAAAACCCATGGCTATATTTACAATGTAATCGTCTTTATACATACCAAAAGCATATTGAGTTTGTACATAGTGAATCAACTTGTTATACCAATACTCTACTACTGCATCTTCAGGAGCATTAGCTATTTGCTCTGGCGTTAGGCTAACTGCTGGGTACCCATATGTACCTTTGTTAAAGAAGCCTACAGAACCTAAATACAAACGTTTTATATCCCCGTTTGTATAAAGCTCTTTTATATCATCTTCTGTTAATACTTTATCTACATACATTTTTACAGTATATCACCCAGGTATCTGCTAGACCATATGGTTAAGCTGTACTTAGACCCGTGCGTAAGTTCTAAACATTCGTGTGGGTGTGTTACGGCACCAGGAAACAATAGCAGTTGTCCTGCTTCTAGGTTTATATTGCTTACCCCTTGCCTAGGAAACACCAGTTCGCCGCCTACATAGTCTTCGTTTAGTTTTACAGAGCCTGTAACGTAAGAAGCATCGTGATGTAAAGCAAGTTTAGTTTGAGAAGCCGTGTCATACTTAAGTACAAAAGCATCGCGTAGTCCGTACATTTCTAGGGGTTTCCAATACTTTTCTATTATTGGTTTTATGTATTGAGCCCAATGTACTTCTAGCTCACCCCAAAGATTAAGTTCTTTTAATCTTATCTCTTGTGCAGGAAACTTATCGTAGTCTAGACTTTTCCAATCATTGTGTGCGTTACATATGTCAATCATATTCTGACATTGTTTCTTTGACATAAAATCTACAACAATCATGTCTTTTTCTATAACCTCGTAGCCACCTAAGTTTGGTATAAACCAAGCTGCTTTGTTGTACATTTGATTATACAAATTATCAAATACTTCTTTAGCTGTGTCATCACCATTGCCATGGTATATACAAGGGCAACAGATACCGTTGTGTAGTTGGCCATCTATAACTTGCGTGTTTGGTTCGTGTGTTTGAAAGATGTACCCTTCGGTGTCTAACACGATATCGTACAAGCCTTCTAGGTATGCTTTTTGATAAAACAACTGGTCATCACCATCATCTGCTACAGTATCTGCTTCTAGTATCGTGCGAAGCTCGCCTACCTCTGCTATGAACGTGCCCGAGTTTAAGAACCTGTACGGCGTATCTACGGGTGGAAACTGGTCTGCAATGCTTGGATCAGGCCAACATGTTGCTTCTGCAGAAAAGACAATCTTCTTACCAAAGCTTTCATACCGTTCTTTTATAGTATTTAAATTATCTGCGTAAAAAACATCGTACGCATCTGTGAAGAGTATAATGTCCGTGTCCGGATAACTAGACAGGTGTTCCTTTAGTATGTTTACTTTCATACCACCTCCTGGGCCCGTCATGTCCGTACCTTTCCAATCTACACCAAATCCCCAATTTTACAAGATTTATAACCATAAATGCTAAAGTCATGGTTCCAATAAATGAAATTTTATCTAACTTCAGTGGTAACATATAAAAGTTAATAGGTGGATTTCCTGCATGAATTA